AAAACACTATCGTAATGACCGACATAAGCATAAGAATCAAAGTAATGATATGTGCCATCAGGGTCAAGATAATGAAAGTAGTTAGTACCCATTGATGCACTTAAACCACCTGCTACCAATAACCTTAATTTTGATGTGCTGTCTATTGAATTTCCGTTTGAGTCTTTGAATACTATTTGACTAAATACTACTTTTGGATTGTTCCTTGCTGCTCCTAATGGTGTTGGTGCAAATAATACTTCTGTCTTATATGTTTCAGTTATAAAATCATTTGTTATTGGTAATACTTTTGTTCCATACGGATATACATATTGACTTTGATAAGTTTGGTTTAACTCATCCTTATCTTCTGCCATAGCAAATGTATATTCTTTATACTTGCTTGCACCTAATGGCTTTACTTGTACACCTCTGCTTACATCAATCTTGTTTGTTAAGTCTACTGTATCACTTGTAAAATATACATCCCTTGTTTCAATTTTTAGTTTCTTACTGTCTAATGCATCAACCGATACATATAAGTTAAACAACTTAATAATTGATGCTAAAAAGTCTGCTTGTTTTACATCAGCAGGTAAGCATCTTTCAAGTTGCATATTATCACCAATAAATATTTGTGCGTTTGGAATTGAAAAGAATGCTGAATCAGTTAATAATGAATATTGCCAACTACCTGTAAAAATTGATTCCATTTCTACTGATATAACATCATTTACTTCACACCAAATACTTGGGGTTTCATAATATTTGTTTACAGTAAAGTTTGCAAAAACTGATGTATTAAGAGTGCTTGTAGCACCAATTAAAGTTTTTGTTGCACCTCTTGTTCTATAAACATGGTATATATTTTCATCAAAAGAACCTGCACTTATTTCTGTAATAATAACATTTAAATTTATACCAAATTCATAATGTCCATTTGTTTTTACTGTAAAATCAAAAGTAGTGTTGTTAAATCCTGCTGGAGTTGATTGTATCGCAGTATTGTTAAAAGGTAAATCTACAATTGTTGTTACTGCCGCAGGTGTACTATCAACTAACCTATCGCCTTTAAAAGTTCTATCGGTTACTTCTTGCGTTGATATTAATAACTTGTCTTGTGTTGCAGGAACTACTAATTTAGTAAAGTTAGCAGTTGTAAAAAAATCAGAACTATACCTATATCCTGCATCTTTAAATATTGCATCTACTATCGCCTTTGCAAATATTTGTGGTTTTTGGTCTATTGTGTAAAATCCTTTTTGGTCGTTACTAAAACCTTTGTCAATTAATCCATAATAATAGCCACGTGTAACTAATGGTGTCCAACTTGCTGCGATGTTAGTGTAATTCCAAGTATGGTCATAAGCACTTAAATCAAGTTCATTAAGTTTCTTTTCTCCTAAATCTTGAAACAAGTTAGCTGTTCTACCAATTATTATTATTTCATATTCTATTTGATATTCATCAACTATATTAATATTTGTTAGTTGCAAGTAGCCTTGAATCATAGCTATGCCATTCTTATAAAGTATTGCATCTGCTTTTAAGTTTGGGTTAAAGTCAGGTGCAAAGTTGTACGTGTTTGTATTTTGAACTGAACGTGCTAAATTAAATATGTTACTAAAAATATCATTGTTGTTGTGAGTGCCAGGCAATGTAATAGTTTTTGTAAAATCACTTTTACGTTCAGCTATATTTTGAATATCAATTATACTTTTATTAATAGGCAAAGGCACGTTATCATATAAATCAAGTTCATACTCAACTATGTTTGCTCCTGCTATTTGGTTTATTACTAATCTGTTTTGATTCATTATAGCGATTGTCTGTAACGTGAGTAAGTGTATTCTATGTCAAATGTTACATTAAACATCTTTCTATCGGTTAAGTATGTTTTTATTTCATAACTTGTATTGGTTATGTTTACTGCTACAAATTCCGTTGCGCTTCTTTCAAGATATATTACAGGGCTTGTGGCTAATTCTTCAAGTAATGTGCTTTCTGCTTCTGTTATCCAATCACTATTGATACTTATTTTATCGTTTATTGTAGTGTTATAGTTAGTTTTTAACCTATCTTGTTTGCTGTAACCTATTGGCAATGGTGCTTTAAATTGTTTACGTTCTATATCCATTGCATTTATAGTGTTTTTATTGAAGTTAAACGTATCAAATCCGCCAAGTTTATTCATCCAATGTAGTCTTACTGTTGGGTATTGACTGCATTCTGTGTTTAAACTGAATGTCCTTGATGCTAATACATTACTTGTTGCTCCTAATAACTCAACTTTGTAAGTATCAATGATTGATATTCCACCTGCTATTAATACATCTTGTGCGTACTTTCCTGCTTTTATGCTGAATAAATGTTCTTTTGCAGTTAATGTTACCGCAGTTACTACGTTACCTGTTGCACCTGTGTATTGTATAAACTTAACTGCTGTATTAGGGTCAAACCAATATAAGAACTTTTCTTGATTGCTTTCGATTCTTTCGGTGCTTCCTGCTGCTGATAAGTAACCAAACCCACTTACATTTAAACTATTGTATGCAGTAGATGTGTAGTCTTCAAAATCAAATATTCCGTTACCTGCAAAGTTATAACTTGCTGCACTTGGTGTTGTTGGGTTACTTGCTAATACTCCACTTAAAGTAGGTATTCCACTTACATCATATAGTTCTCTAAATTGCACAAAATATTTAAGTCTTGAATCAGTATTAGTTCCAAACACTCCTGTTACATTATTAAAATCGTAACTAACATAGTTTTGCAATACGTTGCCGACATCAAATGTTAATTGTGCTGAACTTGGTTGTACTGGATATTTTAACCTCGCTAATGGATTGTTTGTGCCACTTGTTTCATTTACATCAACTATAAAATTGAAGTTAGGTTGTGCAGTTAGATTTGAACTTACTGTGTATGGCACTTGATTATAGGCTGCCATAAATGCGCTTGGTGTTGCGATAATTGTTATTGCCATTACTTTATAATTACTTTATAATTGCTAATTTTATTTTTACTGCCATTTCTTTTGATAGTGCTTTGTTTAACATCTTTAATCTTTTAGCACCTACCGCAGGTTCGACATAGTTCATTGGTTTTATACCTCCAATTTTAGTTGCTACTGCCATACTCATTGCTTCCTTTGTGATTAAGTCTGCTTGTTTCTTTTTATTCTTTCGGATTAAAGTTTGTTTCCTTAATCCCTTACTTCCTGTTCGTGCTATGTATTGCTTAAAACTTTCAAGCATATCTTTTGGCACTCCCAAGTTTTTAAAACTGAATCTGCTATTTGGTGCTTTGCCTTTATTGAATACACCCTTTACACCTTCATTTACAAATTCCCAATAATTTTGAGTAGTTACTATTTGTATTCCATTATCAATTACATTAGGATATAAGTCAGATGCTAACGTACTCGCTTGCTTGGTTCTTGCTTTACTCTTTATAATCTTTGACATTATTAAAATAGAATCATTAGCCCACTTTAAGAACACAGCATCAACACCACTCTTCAAATCTTTTGTGAAGGTATCTAATGAACTGCCATACTTACTGCCTATGTTCGTTGCTGCGCTTGCCATTTTATTTTGTCATCTTCACTTTTATCCTTATAAAATACTAATGTGTTTAAGAACTCTATTATGTTCATATCTTCAAAGTATTCCCACTTACTTCTATCGTTGTTTGCAAGGTTGTTTATTGCTACAATCCAACCCCATTTAGTTTCGAATGTTTGTCCAATATTGGCTTCACTTTCTCCAGTGCTTTCTCCGCTTCCGATTCCAAATAGATTAGGATATTGTCTGCTAATTCCTTGTAGTACCTGCAAAAAAAAAGCATGATAGGATATGCCTGCTCAATTTTCATGTGGTTTAAAAACAAGTCTGCAACCTCTTTATGATTCGCACCATCGTATTTCTTTACCTTACCATACCAATTCTTTTCAACACATATCGCTGCTAAAATATTGTGAATGTTGTTTATTATATTCGCTTCATCTTTACAGAATGAAGTTGCATCAATGTACTGTGCTGCTTTTAATTTTTGAGTTTGCCAAATACATTTAAACCTTCTACCTTTTACTTTGAAATCCATTTTAACCTTTGCGTTTGGATTTAGATTTTCTATTTCACTAAATGCTTTTAATGATTTCGTTAAGTCTTCAATTGGCATTGATTCTATTTCATCAAATGTTTTGTTAGTTAATTCAGCTAACAATTTGATGTTTCGATTCAATGGGTCTGTTTCAAGTTCTGCAATTGTTTTGCATTTTATAAACTGACTTATGGTTATTTTTTCAAACTTCATTCTCTTTAATATATAAATTTTTTACTTTTTTGCTAAATTTTCATTGTTGCATATCTTCCTGCGCTTGGATTGTCAAGTTGAAATATTACGTTATACCTAATTGAATCTATCATGTGATTCCAATTATCAATATACATGTGGCTTGCTTTGTCTGCATACACATAGTTGTTTAATTCCTTTGCTATATTGTGACTGTTTGGCTCAACTATTATATTGTAGTTCTGCATTCGTATTATACCACTTTCAATCGTTCCTTTCTTTACTGCTCGTATGTTTATACCTGCATGCTTTAAATCTGCTATTAAACGGTCTTCTGCACTATCTGCTATAATTACCTTGCCTTGTGTTCTATCTTTTAATATACCGCTTAATACGTGGGTTTTTAAACCATTTGAGTATAAGTGTTCTTTAACGTATATTATCTTTCGTACTTTGTCAATAGCTACTTCACTTAAAGCATCAGGGTCAATACTGAAACCAAAATCCAATCCGAATGAAGTTTGTAATCCATCTGGGTTAAATTCTCCAAATGTCCAATTTGTAAATACTACACCCTCTGCTTTGTTTACCCAACCACCTAAAACAATATGTTTATATTTAGCAGGATTGTTTTCTCTTATTCTTTCAATTTCGTTTAAGAATGATTCATCAAGGTTTTCAATGTTATTCATGTAAGTAGTATGAATATAGGTTGCATCTTGATGTATGCCAGTATAACCCTCTATAACCCCTCGTTCCTCAAAAAACTTCTTGTATATCCAATGTTCTTTGGTTGCAGGGTTTAAAATTAATATTATTCGATTCTTTTTACCTTTTTGTCGTATTGATAGGTTTATTTTATCAAATGTTTTTTCATCAACTAATTCTTCTGCTTCATCTAATATCCAAGTTGTTACACCTTGCAATGATTTTAACTTAGCTGTTTGGTCACCGCTACTTGTTTTTAAACCTTTAAATAATATTTCACTGCCTGACTGCTTATTCTTTATTTCGCTTTTTAATATTTCAAAATCGTGTTCTAAATTTAGCAGTTCAATTTTTTCTTGGAATTCAGGAATAATGGATAGGTGAGCAGAAGTCATAGTTTGCCTTGTGAACAGTATTCTATGCCCACGTTCATAAGAAAGAAGTGATGCAAACCTACCTATCTCAAAAGACTTACCCGAACCACGACCACCTGTTATAATAAAATAACGAGTATCATTATTCAGTTGATTCCAAATCGGTTTGTGCCTTGCTATCATATAGTTTGCTTATATCAAAGTTTTCATTTCTGTTTGTGTTTTCACTTTCAACAAATGTCATTGATAGC